TTTCAGGGCACGCCGGGCGGCGGTCTTGATGTGCTGCCGGAGATGTTGCGGGCAGCGACGGTTGAAGCGCGTCTGAAAGGCGAGAGCCCGGAGGAGTCGATGAAAGCGCTCATCGGCCTTGCGCACATGACCAAGCAATACGATCCGGAGGCGATCAAGAAACTGGCTCCGGCGTTCGCGTTCCTATCGACCGCAAACCCGGGCTCGCTGTCCTCGATCGAGCGCGCGGCCGGGTATGCGGTGCCGATCCTGCAATCGAGCCTCGGCATCGATCCGATGCAGTCGCTCCTGATGGGAACGGCGCTGACCCGCGCCGGGGCGACGTCGACCAAGGCCGGCACCTGGTTGCGCGAAATGGCCATTCGCGCCATGCCGGGCACGGCGATCTTTGAGAGCGAGAAGAAGGCCGAGCACCACGACGAGTTGCTGCGCCGCCTCGGCTTGCTCGACGACAACGACAAGCCGCTCTGGTTCACAAACGGCAAGCCCGACCTGTTCAAGCTATTGGACCAGGCCGGCTCCAATCTCGACAAGATTCCATTGAGCGAGCGTGCCGGCGTCGAACGAAAGCTGTTCGGCGCGCAGGGCAGCGGTGGTCTTGCGCTGCTCTCCGATCCTGCCGTGCGCCAGCAGGTCGCGGCGCTGAATCAGGAGATGAACTCGCCCGAGTTCAAGAATCGCTACGGCGGATTTGTGCAGTCCTACATGGAGGGCTCGACGGTCCAGAACGCCCGGACCGCGATGGGCGAGTTTAACAACACCATGATGGACATCGGCCAGCATGTGCTGCCGGCTGTTAATGGCGCCCTGAAGGATTTCAAGGTGATTCTCGAAGGGATCCAGAGCGTCATCCCGGGCGCAAACAAGAACGGCAGCAAAATTGCCACTCGCGCAATCGAGGGCGCAGTCACGGGAGGAACCTGGGGCGCGTTCGGCGGTCCCGGCGGTGTCGTTGGTGGTACGATTGGTGGTGGCCTTGTCGGCGGCGCGCTTGGGGTAGCTGAGGAGAATGGCGGCCTCGGGATCGACAAGGGCGGCAGCTATACGAGCCCGGGCAAGACCGGCCAGCCGGCCAAGCCGATCGATGAATCGTCGAAGCCGCCGGTTGTGATCAAGCAGCCACCGGTGACGCTCAACCTGAATATCGATGGTCGCACGTTGGCGCAGGCCCTGAGCGAGGCGAACAACGCCTATCTCGGGTTCCCGTCGCAGGCGCCGGCGGCGGACGGTCTGGGCCAACCTTATGGCGGTGACCACAACTTTACGAGCAAGTAGGCCATGGCCCTCGACCAGCTGATTCTCGGCGGCATATCGTTCGACGATTTCTCCACGCCGACCGAGATGCCAGCAGGCGGCGAGCAGGCCATGGTCGTGCACAAGTTGCCGGGCGGCGCGCGCGTGATCGATACGCTGGGGCCCGACGAGGCCGACATCGTCTGGTCGGGTTTCTTCTTCGGCGACAACGCCTATGACTCCGCGAAGGCGGTCGACGCGATGCGCCAGGGCGGCCAGGTGGTGCCGCTGATCTGGGCTGGACAGTTTCGCTCGGTGATCGTGCGTCACTTCATCTACAAGATCAGGCGCCTGCCGACCTGGGTGTTCTACGACATTTGCTGCACGGTGACGCAGAACCCGTCTCTCGGCGTGCTGGGCGCAACGATCTCGAGCATCGACACTCTGGTGCAGAGCGATCTGGCGATCGCGGTGGGCCTGCTATGAGCATTCCAGCCAACGTTGCCGCGGAGCTGACCAACCTGGAGAACCAGGTCGCTGCGAACGCGCCGCTCGCGGCCGCAAGCCGAGCGACGCGCACCGCGATCAAGCTGAACGCGGCGCAGCTCGTCACCGACGTGCAGGCCGCACTGGTTGCGCCCGGCAACCTGCTCGACACCTGGGTCGCACCGTCAGATCCGGCGCAAATCGCCGCCGGCATCCTGTCGGTGTTCTCGACGTCGCAGGACCAGAACAACCTTGCCCTGATGCGCGGCGTTGTCGGTCGCGTCGCCAGTAACCTGGATCAGCTCCCATGACCGTCGGCTACATTGCATCGACGATACCAGCGAAGGTCATCCGCGTCTCAGATACAACGCTGTTCGAGATCGCGATGCGGGAGTTCGGCGATCCGCTGCAATGGGTGGCGATCGCGGACCTGAACAATCTGATCGATCCGTGGATCGTCGGCTTGCAAGAGATTCTGATTCCGCCCGTTCTGCCCTCGGGCACGCCGACGGGTATCCTGGGGCTGTAGGCGATGGCAGTAACGTCCGGCGTCGGGCCGCATGCCGCATGGCTGACGGTCGACGGATCCACGTTCCCGATCGAGCATGGTGATGTCAGCCAGGAAGCCAAGCGCAAGTCGGGGTCGTTCCGCTGTTCGATTCCGTTGTCCTTCGCGGGCGCCGCGGCGACGCTGGCAAACCTCGGCGACAACAATGCCGTCGTCACGGTGATGACCCGCGGGGAGACCGCGACGCTGATCACGGGCGAGGTCGACCTGACCGACTTCGATTTCATCGGGCGCGTGATCCACGTATCGGGTCGCGACAAGTCGGCCAAGCTGCACGACAACAAGACCAGCGAAAAATGGGTTAATAAGAAGCCGTCCGACATTGTGCAAGATCTGATCGGCCGGGTTGGGTTATCGGGCAACGTTATGGCAAGCGCGCTGCTCGCCGGCAAGCAGTTGCAGCAGGACTACGTTCACCTCTCCGACAACGTGTCCTTTGCCTACATCATTCACAAGCTCGCGCAATTCGACGGCGCGCGCTGGTGGGTCGATCCGAACGGCAATTTCAACTATGTGCCGATCAACACGCCTCAGGGCATCTATTCGATCGAGATCAACCAGGACGTCGAGCCGATCTCGTCGGACTGCATTGTACTGAGGGTCCAGCGCAACGTACAGGCCGGCAAGACCATCCAGGCGACCGTCAAGGCGTGGCACCCGAAGAAAAAGCAGGTCTTCCAGTATCAGTCAAATGTCGAGGGTAACGGCGGCCCGCTTGCCTTCAACTATCACATTCCGGCGCTACTGCAGGACCACGTCACCAAGCACGCCCAGTCGCAGGCGAATGAGAAGGCGCGCCACGAGCTGACCGTCAGGGCGAGCTTTGTAGGCGATCCGTCGGTGTCCGCCGGCATGGGATTGCAGCTCACCGGCACCGACTTTTTCGATCAGATCTATGACATCGACACCGTTCATCATGAGTTCGGCATGAGCGGCCACACCACGTCGATCACCGCGCGCTCGGCAAAGCAGGGAAGATCCGCATCATGAACGACGAGAACTTCGTCCTCGGTGTGATCGAGCGCTGGTATGCCTCGCGCTATTCCGAGCGCCACGGCATCGTCACCAGCTATGATCCGAAGAACTATTTGGCCAAGGTGACGTTCCAGCCGGAGGGCCAGGAATCGGGCTGGCTGCCGGTAGAGACCGGTCATATCGGCGTAGGCTACGGCATCGTCATCGGCTTGCAGCCGGGGCAGGGCGGCGTCAACGCGCAAGGGCAGGGCGGCCAGGCCGGTCCGCAGCAGAACAATCAGGGCGACCAAGTCATCGTTCGCTTTCAAGAGGGCGACTTCGAATCCGGCAAGATCGTCCAGCGCGTCCACTCGGACGCCGATACGCCGCCGCAGGCGCAGTCTGGCGAAATCATCATCTGGACCAAGTTTCAGCAGAGCGGCGGACAAACGCCGGACTCTGCGCAAGGCGGTCAGGGCGGCACGGGCCAGAAGGTTTATTGGAAGAACGACGGTTCGATCAGCATGACCGACGGCAACGGCGCCACCATCATGTGCGATGGCAAGGGCGGTGTCGTCATCGACGCCAAATACCTGACGATCGTCTGTTCCGGCGACGTGGGCATCAAGGGCGGCGGCAACGTCGTGGTCAAGGCTGGCAACAAGCTCGGCATCGTCGCCGGCTCCGAAGCCGTTTGGCAGAGCGGAGGTGACGTGTCGGACGGCAGCGTGACCGCGCCTGGATCTGCGCCGCCGGTCCCGCCGTTCCAAACGCCATAGGGTGGGACAGTGGCGGACGTATCACTCGAATGGAATGACGACTTCCAGATCGACGCGACGGGTGACCTGCTCGTGGTTGACGGTGATGATGAGGTGCGCCAGCGCCTCGAGCGTCGCCTGTTCACCGCGGTCAAGGGCTATGTCTGGCATCCAGACTATGGCGCTGGCCTGCCGCAGAAAATCGGCAGCGTGCTATCGGTCGCGCAGATCATGTCCATTGTTGCCTCGCAGATCGCGCTGGAAGCGACCGTGGCGCCAAACCCGCCGCCGCAGCTCAGCGTCGTGGCCGACCCGAACAATCCGGGGTCAATGATCATCAGCATCCAGTATCGGGACGCCGCCACGGGCGAAAGCGTGTCGTTCTCCATCACCGGATAAAGAGGCGTGAATGCCGACCCTCCCGACGCAATCGTTCCAGACGATGGTGGCGAACACCGTCGCTGGAATCCAGGGGCGCGCCTCGAAGCTGATCAACTTCGCCACCGGCTCGACGCTGCGCGCAATCGCGGAAGGCTTCGCTGGCCTCTTCCTTTGGTTTCAGGCGCTGGTGCTCCAGCTGCTGACCGCGACCAGGCTCTCGACGTCAAGCGGAACGGACGTCGACACCTTCACAGCCGATTTCATGCCAATCATTCCCGGCAGCCAGACGGCCGCGCTGCCGAATGGCTCGCCACGTCTTGGCGCGCAGGCGTCGAGCGGGCAGGTGACCTTCGGGCGACTGACCGCGGGTCCGTCCTCATGCTTCATCCCAGTCGGCGCGACCGTGCAATCGACCGATGGCACGCAGACTTTCACCGTCACAGCCGACCCGACGAACACTGCCTATTCGGCGACGCTGAACGGCTACACCCTGCCTTCGTCGGTCGCGACCGTGAACGTGCCGGTTCAGAACACGGTTCCGGGAAGCGCCGGGAACGTCGCCGCTGGCGCCATCTCGGTGATGACGTCGCCGATCACCGGAATCGATTTCGTCGTCAATAATGCCAAGTTCAGCAATGGCGACGACCAGGAAAGTGACCCCTCGCTGAAGGCGCGGTTTGCGGCCTACATCCTTGGCCTTGCCCGCGGCGACATCTTCGGCCTGACGTCGTCGATTCTGAGCGCGGCGATCAACATCCAATGGACGCTGACCGAGAACTATAATTTCAACGGATCGCCGCGCTTCGGCTACTTCTTCGTCATCGGTGACGATGGTTCAGGCAGCCCGTCGCCGGCATTCCTCGCGATCGTGCAGAACGCGGCGCAAGCGGTGCGCCCGCTCGGGATTCAGGCGCAGGTGTTTCCGCCGACCATCATCACCGCCAACGTCGTGATGCAGATCGCGACGGCGGCTGGCTTCAATCACAACGCAGTCGTCGCGGCTGTAGTCGCGGCGATCACGGCGAACATCAACGGGCTCGGACTCGGCAATCCACTGAATTTCACCGTGCTGGCCTCTTGGGCCTATGCGGTGTCAGGCGTGACGGGTGTCAGCGGCGTGCTGCTCAACGGATTGAGCGGGGATGCTGCATCGCTGGTTGCGACGCGGCCGACGCTGGACGGGTTCAACACAATTGCGGACCGGACCATCAAGGCCGGAACGATCGCGGTGTCGTAATGGCGACGGGAGATTCTGCCGATATCGTCAGCCGCGTCCGCAAGACGATTCCGCGGCGCTGGTTTCGATGGGCAGCGCCGATACGTGATGCGATCCTCGGCGGCCTCGCCGACGCTGCGGCCAACTGCTACAGCTTTTACCAGTACGCCAAGCTGCAAACGCGTATCGCGACTGCGACCGGACCTTTCCTTGATCTGATCGCCTATGATTTTCTCGGCCGCAACCTGCCGCGCAACGGGCTGCCTGACCCGACCTATCGGGCGCTGATCGTCGCGACCATCCTGCAACAGCGGGTGACTCGCGCGGCAATGGTCGCGATCCTCACCAAGCTCAATGGATCGGCGCCCTGGATCTTCGAACCTTGGAACACCGGCGACACCGGCGCCTGGAGCAATTCCACCCAGAAGTATGGGACCATGGGCTACGGCGTCGGCCACGGTGGCTGGGGCAACATGAATATGCCCGGCCAAGTGCTGATGCAGATCAAGCGCGGAGCACCGAGCGGTGTTCCTAACGTCGCCGGCTGGGGCAGTCCGATCGGCGGATGGGGCAAGGGATCCATTGAATGGATCGGTCCGTCGATCGAGCAGGTCGGTCTCACTGACGCGCAAATCTACCAGGTGATCAACCAGACGCGCCCGACGTCAGTCGCGGTGTGGGTCGCCTTCGTCACGAGTCTCCGGTCGTAGTCGACCGTTTCCCAAAAACTCTCTGCAAGGAAAAGACATATGACCGATCGCGTGATGGTCTTTGCCGGCGCGCTGCCGCAGACGACCGACATGCTCAATGCCTCGAAGTTCGCCATGCTTGGGGATGCGTTCCTTGCGATGGCGACGCTGGGCAACAGCGCGACCGCGCCGTCTGTCGTTGTCGCTGGCTTGGCCTGCACGCCCACCACGGTGGCTTCGCTGCAGGTCAACGTCGGTCCCGGCGCCATCTTTCAGCTCGATACGGTTGACGCGACCGGATACGGCGACCTTGGCACGGACTCCAACCAGGTCTTCAAGATGGGGATGAGGGAGGCGACAGGGCAGCTCACCATTACGCCGCCGTCGACTTCCGGCTTCAGCCAAGTCTTCCTCGTCGAAGCGATCTTGCAAGACGTTGATGGCGGGTCGACGGTTGAGAGCTACTTCAATTCGTCGAATCCGAACGTACCCCTCAGCGGCCCGAACAACTCGGGATCCTCGAACAACACCACCCGGACCTGCGTCTGCGCGATTGCCCTGAAGGCCGGCGTCGCGGCGGCCACCGGCAGCCAGGTCACGCCGGCGCCGGATGCCGGCTTTACCGGGCTCTATGCGATCACGGTCGCGAACGGCCAGACACAGATCACGGCGGCCAATATCGTCGCGCTCAACGGCGGCTTCGCGCCGTTCGTGAACACCGCCCTGCCGTACATCCCTGCGGGCGTGCAGTCCGGTGCGTGGAAGTACGCCCAAGACACGGGTACCCAGAACAGCGTCATAGTGACGCTCGCGCCGCCGCCGTCGGCCTACACGGTCGGCATGGACATCAGCGTCAAGATGCTCTTCCCGCCGACGGGCGCGTCCGTCATCAGCTGCAACAGTCTGGGCAACAAGTCGATCGTGAC